GAATTTTTGAACATGATATCGAACACAAATTGCCACAACATGGCCTTACACACACGACTAGCAGCCAGAAGCATAATACACTTTAACACGCTATCTACGAAGGAGAATGAATTCCACTTTGTCAACACAGGACTAAGTAGTGTCATGCATATTGTCCAAGGTGGATCATCCAATCGAGGCAATGATGTTGGCCAGCCGTACTTTACTATAGCTATTGTAGAAGATGACAGATGGATAAGCACTGTTTATGGTGAGCTGGATGTCATACCTATCAACAAAACACAAAAGCTAGTTTACACCAATTGGAATAGATTGTCATCTGCAAGGCTGTCCTTTATTGCTGATAATTATTACTCATGTATGTCGACAGGATTTGATACCCATGTCAGGAAGGAAGATAGAGTAATTACACGGGACTATTTGAAGTTTGTTTATGTGTTTAGGATGATGATAGGGATGTGCACTAGCCAGAGGGTTGCTGAGCTCTTGCTAGATGTTCGATATTTGATAATGTCTTGCTGCAGTGATTACACAAATGTTGCAGAGCTAATACAAGACAAGTTTGGACCGCACTACCCAAACTGCCTATCCAGATGGATTGTCAAGCATTTAAAGCTTAGAATTGGGACAATTTCACGGTCCTTCTCAAAGGGTGAGAGCTTTAAAAGATTTGTACCTAAGTTCTCTGGTGACAGAAGGACGCAGGATTCTATTGGCGGGCAGCTAGAGCTACCTTCAATTTGGACAGATTATTCTATAAGTAGCCTCCAAGACCTTTTTGATGAGATATTTGTTTATGTGCACACTATAAAGGAGCCAGCTTCTGAATACTTTGAAACCATCAAATGCATTAAAGTGATACAAAAGTTTCAATCTGAGTTTGACAAACTGACAGAGAAAGAAAAGCTCGGGATTCACACAGTGGAGAGCTTTAAGTCTGTGATCCTGGAAGGGAAGCTTGTAGGTTGCTCTATTGACACCATCAGGTACAGTTCCCGGCTTTACATGAGCAACTTGAATTACCCAGGTTTGAAGGATAAGATCTCAAAAATGGTCAACCAGGAAGAGCTGTCTGCCTTGGAATCTACAAAAGCAGTGATACCTGAGTACAAAATGGTGGATTTGCCAGATGTTTTGAAGGAGAAACGGCTTAAGGCCAACAGGAAGCGAAGCAAGCTAGATTCAAAGGCACTCCTTGACCAGTTGAAAGACCAAAAAATTTCAGTCCTTGATGTGTACAAGTATGCCCCAAAAATGTTTGACTCAGTTGTTGAAGGCAGTGCTGTGATTGAGTTTAAATCCAACAATAGAGTAAAGGTGCATGATGCGCTCCATGACATTTTAAAAAGGAATGAGTGCATCAATACTGTTCTTGAATTGTCCCACTGGAACATGTTTAAGAACCAAGCAAAGGTTGACTGCCACTTTTGCATAAAGGCACAGTATGGTGCAAAAAGAGAGTTTTACGTGATGAACCTGGGTGCAAAGGCTATGGCGAGGAGCTTTGAATCAGTTTTCAAGGCAATTGCCCAAGCTTCCCCTAACGAGATGATATCAGTCCCTGGTGATATGAAGCTTAAATACATGGATGAGATGGCAGACAAAGTTTTAAGGTGGTCCACTTCTACCAAGGATAACATCTATTACGTCAATGGGGACTGCACAAAGTGGTCCGCTTGTGAAACAATGGCATCATTTTATGCAATGTGTGATGGTATCTCACCATTCATTGGAGACCAGGCTTCCTATTTTTGCAAAGCAGTTGTGGCATGCTGGGGAGATAAAAGAATACT